AGCGGTAGCGTTCGGGTTGCGAACGTCAGACTTCGTCTGAGCCGTCTTCCATGACTTCTTCGCCGAGGCGAAGCCGTCCTTCCACGGCTTGGTTTTGCCGTTCTCGTCGATGATCTTGAACTGCTGATGGTTGGGTGTCTTGTCACCCGTCCACGTCACGCGAACATTTGCCTTTTTCAGGCCAGCAGCCTTCGATGCTTCCCTGCCCAGAGCGTTCTTGATGACGTTGTCGACATTGACGCCGCCACTGGCGGTGGTGGTGCGAGTGTCCACCGCGACAGGCTCGGGTGGCTTAGGCATGTCGCGTGGGCCTTGCGGCGGACGAGTGAACTTAGGTGTTAGTTCTGGGCCTTCGGTTTTGATCTTGTCTGGCCTCGGTGGGCGTGCCGGGGGAATGACCCGTCGGCCCACGCCCCGCTGCTGCGCTAACGCAGCCTGAACCATCTCCTGCGGCGAAGGTTGCGTAGTTTTCGCAGCCTGTCGCAAGCCAGCACCTAGGGCAGCACCCGGACGACGCAGCATCGAAGCAGCCAAGCCGACACCAGCGACGCCAGCGCCAGCCTTCATCATCTGCGGGTCGTACTGCTCAATCGCACGCCGATTAATGGCGTCGCGAGCAAGACCTGAATTGACGCGACCACCGGCAGACAACTGCTGCTGCGGAATGAACGCGCTCGACTGTGCGGCCATGTTCGCTGACGGGTCAGCGGCAGCACCAATTCCTCCTGCCATTCCCCGCAGGTACGACTTCATCCACTCGATGACGGCGTTCTCGCCGCTCATCTGGGTGCGAGTCTGGCCCGGTGGTTCTCCCCTTGCCATACGTTTCCTAACTACTTCTTCGGCTTGCGCCTTTTGTAACTTGGGTCCATAAGGCCCGGATAGTTTTTGTTTCTCGCGTTACCGGGACCGAACGGGTACGTCTTGTTGGGCGGCTCACCACTCGGCTTCGGCTTCGCCTTCGCCCTCGACTTCTTCGGCCCTGTCGTCATCGTCTCGCCCTTGATGCGCTTGGCCTTCGCCACGCGCTTGCGGTAACCGCGAGCGTCGTCCTCGTTGATGGCCTTCTTCGCGTCGGCCATGCCTTTCTTCGTGTACGGGAACTTCTTCCCCTTGACGTTAGGCACGACTACTTGAGCTTGTTGTTGTTGCCCTTGATGCCCTTCGGCTGCGAACCCTTAGCGACCTGACCGCCGCCAACAACACCGCCGCCGTTCTTCTTCGGCTGGACAACACCGGCCCCGGTGGGAGCCTTGCCCATACCGCCCTGCTTTCCGATCATTCGTTTCTCCTTATGCGGGAACTTGTCTGGACACTGCGCCAGACATCACGGGCCTACCTGTACCCGTCAAACCAGCAAGCAGCCGCTGCATAGGCGGAGGTGCTGGCATGGCTTCGTTCTGCACCGGACCCTGTTCAAGTCCAGCGTTACTGGGTGCGGCCCCCATGTTCGGCAGCGCATCCATTTCTGGAGCCTGCGGCTCCGGCTGTTTCGGAGGCTCAAAAGCCTTCTGCACGGCATCCTCAAGAGCCGTGCCCTTCTTCCGTTCATCAATCACCGTCGCCAACTGGCGGATGATCTCCATCGGGTTCTGGCCCTGAGCAGCCATCTGCGGGATCGCTGCAGCCATCGACGCGACTCCAGCCTTCAGCGAGTCACGCATCTCCTCCATGTCAATCGCCTGCTCCTCCTCGGAAGCATTCAGCGAAATCGGGAGGTTCCGTCGAGTGAACGAACGGGAAATGAGTTTGTCGCCGCGAGCCTGCAACGCGAAAATCAGTGAACGGTTGGGGTCAAGACCAGCCATCAAACCGTGGCTAATGGTCACACCATAGTTGCCTTTAATGTCGGCTGATGGCTTGTACTTCAACTTGTACTGAACGCCGTTAGCGGTGGCAGAGACCTCGCGTTGCACATCACCGAAGTACGCCTCGTCGACGGCCAACGCGAGAGACACAGCCTCTCCAAGCGTCGCACCCATAATCGACTGGGCGGTCTTAACCTGTGAATCGAAAGCAGCCTGCAGGGCTTTCACGCCCTGCCCTGTCACAATCGACCCGTCCGCTTGCCCTGCTCTTGACTCTGGGAAACGAGTACCGAACTTAAGTTCCTCGGACAGCAGGTTGTTTTCAGCGAACGACATGCTCGGCACATCCAACGGGATACGCCGAATCTTCTCAGGAGTATTAGAACGGATAACAGAATCCGGTCCTATACTAAGTTGCGTTACATCCTGCGGTAACGCCAACGGAGCCTCGACACTTTTCTGTGTCGCCTCCATCATCAGCAGCGCGAGTCGAGCCTTAGCCGCGTATACAGGCAGTACGTCATCGAACTGGCCGCGTGCCTCACCGTCGAGTGACGGTCGCAACGCGATAACGACGGGAACCTGACCGATCTTGTTCTCCGACCGTGCAAGAACCAGCCCCTCCCGTTCCGGCAGGAACATCACCGAGGTGTCCTTGTCGTACCAGCGGACAACCTCAATCATCGACGACTCGTCGATGCGGTTAAACATGCCCTGCTTCAAGATCTTGTCGGCATGCTCAGGGAACATCGCCGCCAAATCGCCTGCTTTACGCAAGAACACATGGCAGTACACCTGCATGTCGCCGAAGCGATCCATGTCAAAATATGCGCCTTCGCAGGACTCCACATGAATGTGAGGCCGCTGATCCTTAAAGTGCGGTTCCACGCGCAGCGGCACAAACCCGTAAGTGATGAACTGGTCGGCGGCACGAATAAGATTCGTACTCATCTTCGACGCAGCCACATAATAGTTAGCGATCTTTGTGCGCTTATCGGCTTTCGTGCGGGCGTTCTCATCCAACGTCGAATCACCCGAAGCGGTGATCGACGGCAGAACACCCACCTGCTCGCTTAGATCCTTCGCGACAACATCGATCATGTTCGCGACAATTGGCTTCGACCACATGCCCTCAGGGAACAAACCCGGAAAAACCTGCTCCGCGTGCCCAGCACGCACAGCAGCAACCTCACGCATACGCCGGTCGCGTTCCGCGTTGCGTTTACGGATCGCATCGAACCGTGCCGCGTAATTGGTCATTTACAGCCTTCCAACTGTTTGAGCCGTTGCCAGCTCGTCAAGAGAAATCACATAACGTGCATCCACGTCACTGCGGGAAGCGAACTGATTCGGGAGGAACTGCGAAACCCCCGCCGACTGCGTCAACACTTCCCGCGCCACAATCTCGCAAAACCACAACGCCATCACGGCGTCCATCTTCAACTTGCTGCCCTTCACACCCGGACGCCAAGTGATCAACTGCTCAATCAGTTTCTTAATGTTCTCAAAGTTGCTCGTATCCGGCAGTTCCAGCAGATGATCGCCAGCATGCTTGAAGGTCTCCTGACCTTCACGTTTCGTCTTCGACCCAAACAACGGCGCAAGAGAAGCAACACCAAAGTCCGGGTCCGACTTGTTCGTGGACGTGTGATGAGGCCGATACGCGATCCCCCGAGTCGCCAAGAATGACCTGATCTCCTCATCCTGCGTCAGGAACAACTGGAACGCGTTCGACTCCACAATCACCGTGTGCGGCCTGAACCTGTCAGCCCACGAGTAGATCAACTCGCGGATAGCCGCCGGGGTCGGCGAAGGCATCACGCTCACGTCAAGGACATACCGCTTCTGCGTCCGCCGATCCACCGCGTAAGCGACAGCAGCAGTCTCACCCGCCATCGCCGGGTCAATCCCAATCACCCGATAAAAGTTCGACGACTCCGACGGGTGACCAGCCGCACCAGATACCAATGGCCCCGGCTTCCTCATTCCATTGACCGCGCCTCTGACGCATACCGGGTCAAAAATGGCATCCTCTGCGACATCGAGGTTCTGATACACCAGCGACCATTTGCCGGGACCAACCTCATTGCGGACCACGTTCAACCGTGGGCCGCTCCACCTCTCAAAATGACCCTCCTCATCAGGAACGTCACCCTCAGAAAGGGGAAGATCACACACCGGCCACAACGTCTCCCAATTACTCGGGTCATCGCCGTAGCCAAGAACAGCAGGCATCGCGAGATACGTCCAAGGGATCTTCGCGTCCGTGTAATGCTCAGGGTTACGCAGCTCCCGATACAGATCCACCGGAGCAACCCGCGTACCCACAACCAGCAACTGGCCGCCATTCGGAGGAAGGCGGGATGCCACTTCCTGCCGGATCCAGTCCTGATTCTTCTCCCTCTCCCCCGCTTTCGACAGGTTCACGACATCGTCGAGGACAATCAAATTCGCACGCGAGCCGTATATGGCCCCACCTGCTCCTAGTGCTTCGACGGTCGGGTCTTTCTCCCCGGAATCGCGTGCATCCCCGCCCAAGTAAATCTTGTTAGCCGCCCACTGATCAGCGGTGGCCTTATAGCCATCCGCTGGCCCGAAAGCGAACTGCATGTCCGCGTAACGAGGATGCGTCAACCGCTGCTTAATCGCATACAGGAACTTCTTCGCCTGCTCCTGCGTCTTCGACACAATCAACACGTTGATGTTCGGATCCTTAGCAATCCGATACGTCACATAATTAATCGTGATCGTCATGCTCTTCGCATGATTCGGCGGGACATTAACCAGCAGGCGAGAAAGCCCAGCCGTGCCCTTCTCATAAACCATCGAGTCGTGAACCCAGCCGGGTTCACGGCCCTCCAACAGGTCAGCCACATTCTGCATGTGCGGCCAAACCTTCGTGAACAAGTACTTCTCGCTGAACTCAGCGAAACCAATATCCGAGTCGCGAGCCTCCCGGCTCGCGTCCACCCGACCCAGCCGGACAGAATCCATCCGGTCAGCGAAATCCTTCGACTCCCGACGGCGCGTCTCGTACCAAGAACGAGACCGCCGGATCACCTTCAAGCCCTGCTCAATCGTCCGTCCCTGCCGGACAAGATCCAACAGCTCCGCCTCAGCAACCGCAGGAGCCACCCGGCGACGAGGTTGCTCCTCAACCTTCCTCGGTTTCCTATCCACCCGGCCTCCAAAGGGGCAAAAGAGGGGGACCACCCGCCAAAGACACTCCACCCGATTAAGAACTATTTGAGTGAGCAGCGCAGGCGGCCTTAAGGGCCGCCAGCGCAGCGAACGAAAAACACTCTCCATATAAGAAGAGGGCTAGAGAAAGGGGGTTTATCAATACCTGTGACAAAAAAAGTATCTCTACGCCCCATAAAACCGCGAAATTAGTCCCCACCGGGGACTTGGTGGAAATATTTCTTGGGACTACATGACCCCCGGGGGGCGGGGCACTTAAGCATCCGGGGGTCAGGGCGCGGGGCGGACTGCCACACAAGTCCGACGCGTGCGGGTAGGGGCTGAGCGCCCTCTGGCGCGTGCGGGACGGGGCACAGTCCGATCCGGGCGGTCGATCATTGCAGCATGCATGGGGGGCGTGTCAGGATGTTTGTAGATCGGCGGACGGTCCGTCGGTCTGGAAGGGAAAGATCATGGACATGTTTACTCCGGTAGCGGGTACGACGTTGCCGAATGGGGCGACGGTGATCGAGGCACGCGAGTCCTACAAGGGACGGAGCGGCGCGGTGCTGGCGGTGTGGGTTAAGAATGGGCGCGGCGAGTATGCCGTGTGGACGTGGTACGCGTCGCTGAATCAAGCGGCTGCGGAGCGGGGCGAGACGGTGGTGGATGTCCACTGCGAGAACGGGGCGTTCACCGGGGATCTCGATACGGCGCTGGAGCAGTACACGGTGCGGCTTGATCGGGTGGGCGCATTGCAGCGTGTGTGAGGGGCGTTGCAGCATGGTGGTACATCGGGGCTTCAGCTCCGGTGTACTGCCATGCCGTGATGGTCACGGCAGGAAGGGATCGAAAATGTGTAACTGTGTGATTCGGTGCGCGATCACTGAGGAAGAGCAGAAGCAAGCCATCCGTCGCATGCATGCGGCGATTCGGGATAGGTCGGTAGGTGAGTACGCAATCGCTCGCGTGGCACTTACTGGTCGGTGCGTTCAAGCATCGCAGGATGCGTGAGGGGCGTCGCAGCATAGTGGT